CGTGTACGATCATGTCTGAAGCTGACCCGCCGCTAGATGCTGGCATGATCATTACTGCTACTACAGTGCCATAGTTTGCCGTTGCTTCGGGAAACTCGATTGCCGAGGTGTTGGAAGCGTTGTTGCCTGACACAGTAAAGGCAACTGACTGACGGGCATAGCCGCCGCCAGAAACTTCGGTTCCCAGGGCAGTATCTGTCGGATCTGTAGTGCAAAGCGCCACGTACCAAGCAGTCGGTCGTGTTACTGAATCTGAAGTCAGTAAATATTTTAAAGTGTGTGTTTCAAAACTGTTTGAGAGGCTCATGGGTTTCTCCTATTTCCTCAAATCGTTAGCGTGAAAGAGGAAACAGCGAGTGTGTCTCCTGCGAAAAGGTTAACGTTGGTTAGCGTGAGGTCGCCCCCGCCGCTTGTGACCGTCACAGTGCCTCGGAAGACTTCAGAACCACCTGACGTGAAAACTTTGAATTGAGTTGCCGTGCCAGCATTCACGGTCGTGTCCGTAGTGATGGAGTTGGCCGTAACGGAGCCATCACTGGCGGCTCCAAATGCTGGGTTGGTAAGGGGCAATGTCGCTAACTCATTACCGCCAGCGTCTAGGATCTGCAGATTACCCGTAGATCCCCCACTGTCGATTTCGTCTACAATGCCGTCTAAAGCGGCATTCTTAGCCCGAGTGGTTAGTGTTATTGCCACTGCCCCTTGCCTTTATGCTAGGTAGTCACGATCGACTTCTTCGGCACCTTTGCCATCGACATCCATGACCATTGCCCACACACGCAGCTTGCCGCCTGTGGCGGTGCCTGTGAGTGTATCAACGGTGATGTCGAGGGTGTCTTGGGCACCAAAGTAGGCCATGCCACCGGCCATCGGAGCTACTGCTCCAACAGACTTACCGGCCATGGCGTAACCTGATGCAAATGCGTCATCATCAAGACCTGTTCCCAGATCAAAAGTCAGAGCGGATGCACCGGTCAGCGCCTCAGTCACTTCTACACCAGCAGCTAAAATAGCTGTTTGCGCAGGAAGCGTTACGACTGTGTTTGCACCGGCTGACAAAGCTGTTGCTGCAACTTCGACAGAGATATTACGGATTCCAGATGGGGTCATAACAATCTCTCCTATGCTGCGTTATATTTGGCGGTGACGATGCCTTCAGGGCGAAGGATCTTTGAGCCGTAGACGTGGACGCCACGAACGATGTCGGCGAAGCTGTCAGGATCACGGTAAGTTTCCGTTTTATTGATCTGTTCAGCAGTTGCGACAGCACTGTCGTGACCGGCAACAATCACCCCGTAGTTGGCGTTCTGGTTCGCTGCACCAGAGGTTCCGGAGCCTGTACCAACCTTCGGAAGATTCGAGCTTGTATACACTCGGAACCCGTGGAAGTTGTTGAGCACCAGACCATTGCGCAAGCCGCCTGACTCACCCCAATCGGATTGCAATAAGCGAGAATCTTCGTCACGAAGGATCTCTAGCATGACGGGGTCTAGAACCAGCCAACGCCCCTGTGTATCAACCTGTTGTTGATCCAACAGCCGAGCCATCCGTGCTACGATCATAGCCGGTGAAACGGTGTCAGTGGGCAGTGCTGTGGCGCCTGGCAAACGTGCTGCTACTGGGATCGAATGATTGCCGGCAGAGCTTGTTGTGATGTTGCCAAAGTCACCTTTTTTCAACTTCATTGAAGACAACAATTCATCGGCGTCTGCAGTTGTCACTGCTTTGGTGCCACGAGCCGTTGTGTTCACGGTGTCAGCATTGCTGTGAAGCGCTGACTGCTTGTAACCTGACAGATAACCAAGAACGTCTTGGTCGTACTGATCCGCAAGGCGATAAGCCGCACGATCGGTTGCAAGCTGCATGAAGTTTACGTGCCATGTTTTCAACAAGTGTCGCTAATTACTTGTCCGTTCTCTAATGAACTGCTGCAAGTTTCCCTGCAGAGAAGACCATATCATCACCCTGACTTAGCAGGGGCTGGGCGCTTCGGATCGCTTGATCCTACTTCCTTTCGGAATGGTCGTTGAACCTTCCTCTTTCGAGGCTTGGCTGCTGATTGCCCTCGACTTAAACGTTAGGGGGTTCCAGCAATTCACCCAGTTTTTCGATTAGGATTACTCCTAAAAGCTCCCATAATTAAGAGTGAGCTTCCTCGATGTCGTCGATTTTAAAAGCAAAATAGTTTGCCTTATCTACGACAAGCGTGAAGTCTTCATCGTCAAGATTTTGGGCTGAGATTTGAGTGCCACGCTGATATGCTGACACGGAAATTTCAGGTTCCTTGATAATTTTGCAGAATGTTCAAGTAAGATCGCTAGTTCTTACTCCGCTCTTTTGAGCCGCTACATGTCGCCATGTAGATCAGACCATATCATCATCCGCTTGGGATGCTCTGCGCTTCGAGCCGCTTGGCTCTACTTCCTTTCGGAATGGTCGTTGAACGTTCCCATTTCTGGGCTTCGCTGCTGATTGTCTCAGTGAGATGTTCCAGCAATTCACAGAGTTTTCAAAGTAGATCGCTCTACTAAGCCGCCAAATTAACGGTGTCGCCTTGTGCAGCAATTTCGCCGAAATAATCAGAATTTGAAATATCGCCGACAACTGTTGCCTTACGAAAGGCGTTTTGGGTTTTTTTCGAGTAGATGATGCTGGAAAATTGACCGTTTGGTAAATTTCCGTATCCACCCGCTGATGGGAATGCCATTTTTGAAACTCCTTATGAATGGCAGAGCGAAAACGCTCGGACAGTCAGAAGGGCCAAATCAGTGGCAGTACTTACTGCTGGGTTGTGTAAGGTTGCGCCTCACAGGCCAGCCAGTACCGGTAGACTAAAGTGATTTAACTTCTGAGTTTGGGGGATTGGGGTAGACCGATAAGCGGTGGCCCAAGTTTAATGAGAACCAAAGTTCTCGGACTTATCTGGCGGCGCCAGACATGTCATAATTGAAGCTGCCGTTTTGCATGGATTCCATGATGGCTTCTTCAAATTTCTCAAATTCTTTTGCGCTCATCTGAGCAACTTGGCTTTCGGAAAATCTCATTTTTCCCGTGGGCGCCGGTGCTCTAGATGATGTTCTGCCTACTGCTTCAGCAGCAGACTTTTTATTCGTAGTTTTCCGCTTTCCGGTATCGACTTTGTAGAGATCGATGGCACGGGCGGCCGCTTTTGCATCAGTGTTGTTTTTATACAAAGCGTCCTGAATTAAGGCTGGCTGTAGCGCCACCCAATCGTGAAATTCTGGATCCTGTCTTATGTCTGCAAAGTCAGGATGAAAGCTTAACAATTGCTGCTCCGCTTCTTTGCGAGAGAGCTTTGTTTCGAGGTTGCGCAAACCTTCAAGGCGCTTGTCATTTTCCTCTAAAGCTTCGTTCGCCCTTTTGCGAGCAATTGTATCCACGATGCGGGCGACATCGGGATATTTTTTTGACCACTGCTCGATTTCCTCATCAGTTTTTGGAAAACGAATTTGGCCTTTTGCTGCAGTTTCAAGCTGTGCTGCAACCTTAGCCAGTTCTTCATCTTTTTGCTGCAGAAGCTGCTGCGTATGACGTCGAAGATCACCATAACGCTTTTTAAAAGTTTCTTCTTCTGCATCTAAAGGCTGCGCCTCTACTTGCTGCTTTTCAGCAGTCTCAATTACATCTTCTTCAGGCTCTACAGCCCGTCTATATTTTGCCATGTTGGATATTCCTCGGGGGCCGCAATGCGGGTTGCCCATTAATTAAACGATGAATGCAAACTTCTGTTTGGTCATCGTGCCGTATTCCGATGTTTTGCCATAATCATTGGCGAGGTATTCATCGGTTTCCTCAAGAACTGGCTCGACATAATCAGTTTCTATTCCAGCCACTTCAATTTCATTGCCTTCAGGTGTTTCGATTGTCTCTTCGGTTTCTTCTTGTTCGGTATCACCCTCGGCCGAAACTTCGGCGTCCTTAGCGCTTTCGCTATCGGGTTCTTCCGTCTCACGATCCACCTCAACGATCAGACCCATGTCGTACATCGACATCAGCCCCATATCGGCCTCTTGTTGCATTTCCATGATGTGTTTCAGGCCGTGCCATTTCACGGTACGGGCATCCAAAACATATTCGTTTTCAGAGATCATGGCCGTGATGTCATCGGCCACTTCGTTCTCGGTTGACCCAAGCGGTAGTTCTTCACTCATCATCCCGCAGGGCATTCCACCGTGATACATTTTAGGCATTTCATCGGTTTTTGCTTTTTGCATGGCTTCACCTTTTACTTTCTCGTAGGCGCTCACAGTTCCATCTTCATTCAGATCGGCAGCACTGCGATCCAATTGGAAAGCTTTGTCTGCCATCAGTGCGCCTTCTTCGGTTTTGATACCTTTGCGAGCTTCGGAATTTGTTGGCATTACTTTGCTCCAGCACGAACTTCGTCAGCGAGCGTGAGCAATCTGCGCAACTCAGCTAAAGCGCCTTGCCCTTCACGAAACCGCTCTGCATTGAGGGTGTGCTCCAGTTGATCCCTTCGGATTTCTATTCGAGCTTTTGCGTAATTCTCCAACAATTTCATTGCAGATTTGTCATTTACTAGAGGCA